TAGCATTACCACCTTCAGGCAAAAGTATTGCGGACCGCGAACCAAAAGAAATACCGCCAGACATATTCTGATCTACCCATGACTGAGTTAAACCAGCAAGCGCTGGAGTAGGCTGGCCAACCAAGAAGCTAGATTCTTCATAATCGGCAGAGTTTCGGTAATGGCTGATATTAATCTCGGCAATATCATATAACGGAGCTTTATCCACCGTTTCATCGTTATTAATCGAGCCTATGAACGCGAAAGGTATTTCATCCCACAAGGAACCGTCAAACTTGCGCGGATAAATATTAGGATCAATTACTTGCTCACCATCGGCATCTTGTCCGTATGAATGAAACATTAATTCATTATTTTCATCGTATAGATTCTGAACATATACACCGTCAACTAATCTTAATACTCGGTGATACATGCATTCTTCATACTCAAACCCATCATCAGAAGGCTTTAATGTAGGTTCCTGTAATACAATCATCGATAACTTTTTAGCGCCACTTATTACCTCGGTCCGCCAGTTGATAATTGATTCGGCAGGGTATGGCATGATATTAGCGCGCAAATTCTGACTTTTAACTTGAGCATCAGTCAATCCCTTTGGGGATTCAGGGTAATCAACCAGCAGGCCATAACGGCCAACCATTAATGCCTCCCCGGCAGAGTCCTTAATCATCTGATCAGCCGACAGCCCATCGCCATTAGCGTTTTCAATCATGTATTCAATGCTAGGATCAAGCTCAATGGTGCAAGGCTTTCTGAACACCATGCCAAGCATTCCTTCTTTGGTATGCCCGGTAAAGTTTACGAAATTAGCTCGCTCAACGTATGCACGATACCTGAGCTTGTTGTTTGTTGATCCATCAGTGGGATTAGGTGGCGGCAAATAAGCAGTGCCAGCAAGGCCGCCTAATGCTCCCTCAGCACCTTTCGCGCGTGACTTAATAGCTGCCGCGCCTTCGTCACAGTCTCGGACCATCTTCCATTTGGTAATGGCCTTATCGTATTGGGGATTTGTACTATCTACAGGCATAATTTATCTCACAAAGCGTACGCGTAAATCAGCCACCGGCTTTATTACTGGCAGTTCAAAAGCAATCGGATATGTTCCCGCGTCTGGCAAGTGATCAAGGTTCGATTTCTTGTCTGGCGTTCCGTTTGCATCGTAAGCCAATTGCTCTAGGCATCTGGCGTATTCAGGGCAAGCAACATCATTAACAAATAATCGGCCTTTTTCAAATGCATTGTTAGCGGCCATTATCCGGTCTTTAACAAAGGGATTCGTTTTGTTTGCGTAAACACGAAACCCAGCATCTTCTAACAACGATATATCAGAAATAGACGCGTCTACAGATTTCCTACTGCGACCACTGGCGTCCGGGTATATTCTAATAGAATGTTCCGGGTACTTATCCTTAATCACCCTAATCATTGCGGGCGTATCGTAAATACCCTTAAATTCATCCACAGCGTGCCATTCTGCGCCTTTAACTATATACACCACTGCTGACATATTGGTAACGTTAAAATCCATCCCAATGCGTAACAATTCGTTTTGCGGCACTTTCTCATCGGATCGGCATTTTATTCTATCATAAGCATTATACACCGTACCAGATTGCAGATTGACAAACTGCCCTTCTAAGTATGCGGATAATAGGTTATCTGGGTAAATATCCTTTAGCGACTGAATATAATCACTTGGTAGATGCGGATTGCTTGATGTTGGGGCTTGTATTATTTCATAGCCTTCCTTTGGGTTTTTCTTCCATGTTTCATATACAAACTTGAACCCTTCAGGTGTTGTTGTTACTCCAATAGTATTTGATTCACCGTTAGCTTTTGGCTGCCTGTTTCTGGCTACTATTTGACGCCAAGCATAAGCGGCATCATCTTTCTTCATTGTATCTAATTCGTCAACGTCAGCGTCAGCGTGTTCGTAACCAATAATTCTATGCGGGGCATCCATTGATCTAAAATAGATTCGCCCATAACCAGGGATATGAATATAATTTAATGGCGATTTGTATAACCTGTAAGCTACACCCAATTCTTCAAGTGCCGCCTCAAATCTAGGAAATGCAATCATTCTAATCAGATCGTATGTCGGAGCGTAAAACCCTCGATCTGTTTTGGGATTCGCTAACTTACCAAATATGGCGCGCTTAATCGCTGCTTCAGTCTTACCTGATCCGAACCCGGCAACCAAAGCAGGATATTTTGCCTTGGTGGTCATATAGTTAAATTGCGGGCTGGTTGGGTAAACTTCACTCATTAGGATTTACGATGCTAATATTAATTGGCTGCGCGGAAGATTCTGCAATGTCTTCCTTCCAGCCTGCTTGAGTCTTTAAATAAAAGATATTAGCCGCGACATTCCCAGCTTGAGCCATTTTCATAAGATTCTGACCCATCCCGGCAAATGCTTTAGCCCTTCCCTTTTTATAAGCATCAAAAACTTCAGGCTGTCTATCTTCAATAGCCCGTAAAGTAGTTTCCGATATATTAAAATAATCCGCTATTTGCCGCTTTGTTAATACAGCCGACAAAGCCTCAAGCTGCGCAGTTTGTTCAGGCGTAAACTCAATCATCGGTCTACCGCCACCATCACCTTGATTGCCTTGTTTCATTTAACGGCCTTTAGCTCGCCTAGATTAGCGTCCGCAAAGTCAGACTTGCGTCCTTTGATATACATATCGTTAAATTTATCACCTGTAGATTCCATTACGGCTTCTTGTCCGGCAAAATCCTGCCATCGCTTAATAATCACATCGCAGTATTTGGGGTCTAGCTCCATTAAATACGATTTCCTGTTTGTTTTTTCGCAAGCCATCAAAGTTGATCCTGACCCTCCAAATAAGTCTAATGTTTTCCCGCTTTTCACCTTGCTTAAAGCATACTCGACAAGTTCAACTGGTTTTTGTGTCGGATGAACTTCTGGAGGAACTCGATCAAAAGTCCATATATCTGGGTCTCTTTTGCCTAATAGCTCAATTTTCCCTTTATGAGCAAAAATTAACAACTCATGCTGCCCTGCAAAAGCTCCTTTAAGATCACCCATTGACCAATTGTTTTTTTTCCAGACAATTAGGTTTTTATAATTAAAGCTTTCGCTAACGTAATCAATCCACTTGCTTATTGTTTGAAAAGACCCGCAAACATAAACAGCCGCATTCTCAAAAAGAGCAGAGTGAGCGGTAGCTGAAAAATCCAACATTACATCATCATTTTTTAAAACAGAATGCTTATTTTGGTGATTGCTTTCATAACTATAACCATAAGGAGGGTCAGTAAACAAACAGTCAGCCTTATTGCCATCCATTAGCTTATCTACAGCATCGATACTCGTAGAGTCTCCACACATTAGTCTATGGTTGCCCAATATCCAGACATCACCCTCAACTGTTACAGGATCATCCTCAAGCTCAGGCACCTCATCTTCATCGGTTAAACCTTCGGCGGGTTCTTCTTCAAGTAGCCCTGCAAGAAAGTCATCATCAAAACCAAGCAAATCAATATCAAAATCAAACTCGCTTAACCGTTCTAACTCAACCTTTAATAAATCCAAATCCCACCCAGAGTTTAACGCCAGTTGATTATCCGCTATAACGTAAGCCTTCCTCTGAGCCTCTGTAAGCCCTTCTAGCGTAATGGTAGGCACTTCATCCATCCCCATTAGTTGAGCCGCCTGAAGCCTTCCATGCCCGGCTATAATCCCCTTATGCTCATCAATTAACAAAGGATTAGTAAACCCGAACTCTTTAATGCTCGCCGCAACTTGCTGAACTTGTTGTTCACTGTGCGTTCTTGAGTTGTTTATATACGGTATTAATTCCCCAGTCTTTCTGTAATCTATGGTTAGCATTAAGCCTCCGCGCCAAAAGTCTCTTTATGATTCATTGATGGATGTTGCAGCATAACGCTGTCTTCATCTGGTGGCAAAGCGTTTGACCTCATATCTACCGAGTCACACCAAAGGATCAGTGCCGCTTTAATCTGAAATGTCGCAGACGGGCATTCAATTATATTCTGCGTGATGCTGTCAATCTTGGACAACAAATCAAACCAGCCGTTTTCCTCGCATTCAAGTATACGTTGAGTAATTTGCAATTGCTTCATATATGCCTCCCGCATTTCTGCTAATGGCTGCAATAGCTTATCATTTATCTTTACATTGTACCATAAACAGAACTTTGCGCGTAAAAGTGTCATTTGCACACATATTCATGCGGCAATAAAAAGCCCCAATTAAGGGGCTAATTTAAATCTTGTTTAGCAATTGCCAGCAAACCAACAATCGTTATAACTATCCCATACAGTACCACTTTACACCTCGCGTTTAATTAAGGCGGCAGTATAAAGGCTATTGCTTATGATCGATAATGCAAACTTATCATGTAAGCCATACCATAAATGATTGATACATTTTAAATGGTGCCGACACTGATGTCGGTAGCATCCGTTTCTATTTATCTGTTAAATTCATAGTCTTCTCTCCTATATTTATAACGCAGTCCAATTTCCTTGATACAAGGGCCATCCGTCCTCGTCTAAGACTATTTCCATTTGATCGTAGTATCGTGTGTCATAATAGGCGCGCGCTGTCGCAATACCAACAAGGCCAGAAACAGCCCAGTAACCGCTTTCATCTGTATCTTGAACCCACCAACGCATCCTTACAAGTTCACGACCCTTCTCAATACTCTCTTCATCTTTAATCTGTATCGTGCAAAGAAAATTATGGACAGCTTTAAACCCTTTAGCAGTATCTAAATGTTGATATGAATTCATCTCATCCGCATATGCAAAAAGCATCTCTCTTACCTGTTGAATAGTATAAGTTTTCATTACTTCCCCCTATTATGGTTTACCAAGCGGTAAGATTAGCCGTGAACCTTGCCTAAAACCTTGCCATAAACATCCCAAACAACATTGCCACGAACATCGCCGCAGACATTGCCACGAACATCGCCTAAAACATCACCACGAACATTGCCGCAGACATCACCAAGAACATTGCCCTCAACATCGCCGCAGACATCGCCACGAACATTGCCGCAGACATCACCGCAGACATTGCCAACAACATTGCCTTTAACTCTACCTCTAATATCTCCAAGAACATTGCTTCTAACATCTCCAACAACACTGCCCCAAATACTGCCTTTAACATCGCCTAAAATATCCTTATAAACATCGCCACCAACAGTGCCACGAACATCGCCACCAATATCGCCACCAACACTGCCGCCAACATCGCCATCAATATCGCCCTTGACATCACCAAAAAGATGACCATCAATAGAACAAAGCACTTTTTTTATTCCGACATTGCCGTTATCGTCTTTATCTATTACCAAGTTCTTTGTTACAAAGTCTAGTATTTCTTCGTTTGTTATTTTCATTATATGTCTCCATGGTTTAAAAAATGGTTCGTTCTCGATCACTGGTGAACCACGCCAGCTTCAAAGGTCAGGGGAAACCTCGATCTAATTTAAATAAAGACTAATCTCTGCCCCTATGAAAAACATTAAAGCTGATAGGATTGTTAATTGAAATGCCACTTTAACTGCTTTGTGATAGCTATTTGTTTCATTAATTTTGCTATCTGCGAATTTGTTAATATCCTGAATCATTTTATGCACTTCTTTGCTTTTCCTGATTTCAAACTCGTGCTGCCTATCCATAACGTATAAATATGACCCATACAGCAACCAAATAACAACAGCCCAAAATATACATACTAATATATATTCCATTACTCACCCCTCCCGTACCCTTGGAATGGCTCTGCGTATTCACCCGTATGTTCAGACCATTCCTCCGCAAGTATCTCGGCAAGTGTGGACTCTAAGTATGCGTAAATGTCATTCCTGTATTCAGTCATTGAATCCGTTGGTGGCTGTGCATATATGGCATCAAGAAACGCATCCTGATCAGTAATAACCGGCGGTAGTATGTCGTCATACCAAGATTTCATTGATTTAAGCCAGCCGTAGCACATCTCGTCTTTTAGTTGATCTTCAAGGTCGATTATGTCGCCATCAAAATGTT